GACAAAGAATATTCTTTAAAGAAACTGACGACAGAAGAATACGTACGCGACCCTAGGTTTGAAGTGCTTGGGGTCGCTATAAAGATTAACAATGGAGAAACGGAGTGGGCAAGTGGCACACAGGAACAGCTTAAGACGTTCTTACAGACTTTCAACTGGGATAACGCGATGGTATTGGCTCATAATACTATGTTTGATGGTGCTATCCTCTCTTGGATATTTGATATTAAACCTCGTGCTTATACTGATACAGTCTGCATAGCAAGAGCTGTCAACGGAGTTGAGGAAAGCGCATCATTGAAAGCCTTGTCACAAAAATATGGCGTGGGTAAAAAGGGTGACGAAATACAGAACACCCTTGATAAACACAGACAAGATCTTACCAACGAAGAACTAGAACGCTTGGGCGACTATGCTGTCAATGATGTGGACTTGACATACGACTTGTTTACAATCATGGCGAAAGGGTTTCCAAAGAAAGAACTTAAACTGATTGATCTGTCATTACGTATGTTTGTGGAGCCTGTCTTGGATCTGGATTTGGACTTGCTAGAAGATCACCTTGGTAACACACGTCAACGTAAGGAAGAGTTGCTTATGGACGCTCGTGCATCAAAAGAAGATTTGATGAGTAACGACAAGTTCGCGCGGCTGCTCGCTGCATACAACGTATCACCTCCTAAGAAGTTAAGCCCTACCACGGGCAAGGAGACATGGGCTTTTGCTAAATCAGATGAGGGTTTCAAACTCCTGTTAACACATCAGGACGAGAGGGTCCAGTCACTTGTTGCGGCCAGGTTAGGTAACAAAAGCACACTAGAAGAAACTAGGACACAAAGGTTCATCGACATAGCGAAGCGTGGCGTTTTACCTGTACCTGTTAGATATTACGCGGCTCACACAGGACGTTGGGGTGGTGATGATAAGATAAATTTACAGAATTTACCGAGTCGTGGTACGAATGCCAACATGCTAAAGCGTGGCATAATTGCACCACAAGGATACTCTATAATAGATGCGGATTCTGCACAGATAGAGGCAAGAGTATTGGCATGGCTTGCTGAACAAGACGATCTGACAGAGGCGTTTGCCAAGGGCGAGGATGTATATAAAAAGATGGCATCGCGCATATACGGTGTAGCAGAGAGCGACGTTACCAAAGACCAGAGATTTGTTGGTAAGACTACAATACTGGGCGCAGGGTATGGTATGGGGGCGCAGAAGTTCCAAGACCAACTAAAGACATTTGGTTTTGACATGGAGCTACATGAAGCACGACGTGTCATAAAGATATACAGAGAGACGAACCACAAGATAAACAAGTTATGGCGTGACGCTCAGTTGTTCCTGAAAGATGGTAACACTTTTGGTCTGTATGGTGTCTTGTTTGTAGAAGATGGTAAGATACTTCTGCCCTCTGGACTGTACCTACGCTATGATGACTTACAGTTTACCACTACAGACAAAGGCGTGGAGTTTGACTACAAAACGAGGCGTGGTCGTGTACGGATATATGGTGGTAAAATAATAGAGAATGTATGTCAAGCCATAGCACGTTGCATTATTGGTGAACAAATGCTACAAATAGCAAAGAGGTATAGAGTTGTCTTGACAGTGCATGACAGTATTGCGTGTTGTGTCAAAGACGAAGAAGTGGACGAAGCACAACAGTACATCGAAGAGTGTATGCGTCAACCACCAGAATGGGCATATGGTCTACCGATAGATTGCGAATCGGGAACAGGCAAATCTTATGGAGAATGTGAATGAGTTTAACTTGGAAAGACATGTGGAGGGTATGCCATATGCGTATGGAAGGTCGGAGTTGGAAATACATAAAAGAGGCTATACCAAATAAAAATATTTACTCTAAATTTAAAAGATTGTCGATGATGATGGTTCATGTAAGTAGTGAAGGGCATAGGTGTAAGAGTTGTGGACACGTACACGACATACGCATAGCGAGGAATAAACACCGATGAGTATAGCACCTTGGTCGTATAGTAGAATGAAGGCATTTGAACAATGCCCCAAACAGTTCTATCATATGAAAATAGCAAAGGACTATAAAGAACCATACACAGAAGCTATGCGTTATGGCACAGAACTACACGCTGTAGCAGAGGATTTTATAAGTGATGGCACACCAATACCAGACAAGTTTGCCTTCCTTAACGGTCCCCTGGAAGCACTTAAGCGTAAGCAGGGTGACAAGTTTACAGAGATGCGTATGGGTCTGACAGCAGATCTTGAGCCTTGCACGTTCAAGGACAAGGACGTGTGGTGGCGTGGTATAGCAGACTTGGTAATAGTTGACGAGACAAAAGCATGGGTGGTAGACTATAAGACTGGACGAAGTGCAGAGTATGCAGACAAAGGACAACTAGAGCTTATGGCTATGGCTACATTTAAACATTTTCCTGCGGTAGAACAAGTCAACGCGGCTTTGATGTTCGTGATTGCCAAAAAATTTATAAAAGCAAAATACACAATAGATATGTTGGCAGACCTATGGGATAAGTGGTTGGCTAATTTCAATCGTATGCAAGTCGCATATGATAATGACACATGGAACGCACGACCTAATGGGTTGTGCCGTAGGCACTGTGCAGTCATAGAGTGCGTATATAATGGGAGCAACTAATGGTATATACTAAATCACCTAGACCCTACAAAAGAGAATATGAACTACAGAAAAAACGTGGGGAACATGAGGATAGAATGGAACGTCAACGTGCTAGACGTAAGTACGACAAAAAAGGTATAAGTCGTAAAGGCAAGGACGTATCACACAATAAGATGTTAAGCAAAGGCGGTTCAAACAAGGACGGCACAAAGTTGGAAAGCCCATCAAAGAACAGAGCAAGAAACGGACAGAAGAAGAAAAAGAAATGACAAAAGACCCTAAAACAGGAACAGGAAAAAAACCAAAAGGATCAGGAAGGAGACTTTATACAGATGAAAACCCCAAAGATACAGTCCCTATTAAATTTGCCACTGTGGCAGATGCCCAAGCAACTGCTCGTAAGGTTAAAAGAATTAATAAGCCGTATGCTAGGAAGATTCAAATCCTTACTGTGGTGGAGCAAAGAGCCAAAGTTGCAGGAAAGCCAAGGCAAGCCGCCATCGCAAAAAGAGCAAAGCAAGAACTCAGAGCCAAGCACGAAGCGAAAAAGGGGGCGACCAAGAAAAAATGACTAGGCAGATACAAAACAAACTAAAGAAAGTAGCGAAGGGTCTAAGCAAAGCGTCAAAGACCCATGCAAAACAGGCAAAGACTATAAAGTCTGTACTAACCAAAACCAAAAATAAAAATAAAAAATAAATATAAAAATGAGAAAGAGAAATGCAAATAATAGACAACAAGGCTTTACGCCTACGGCTACGTGACCCTGATAAGGTTATAAACGCCATACCCAAGAGCCGAAAGGTTGGGGATAATGAAGTTATAGTTAACTGGGGTCTGGAAGAGGCAAAGAGCCTGAATCAGCTAGGTATAAAATCACCATCACCCATAGAAGTAAAATACACATGGACAGGACGATACAAACCATTTGACCACCAAGTTTCGACAGCATCATTCCTTACCTTACACCAAAAAGGATTTTGCTTCAACGAACAAGGCACAGGAAAGACAGCAAGCGCCATATGGGCATCGGACTTTCTTATGAAACAAGGTGTAATAAATAGAGTGCTTGTAGTATGCCCACTCTCAATCATGGACAGCGCATGGCGTGATGACTTGTTTACATTTGCAACACACAGGACTGTGTCAGTAGCACATGGGTCGGCAGAGAAACGTAGTAAAGTTATACAAGAAGGAGCTGATTACGTGGTGATAAACTATGATGGCGTGGGTATTGTATTGGATGACCTTAAGAAAGGTGGGTTTGATTTAATTATTATAGATGAAGCTACACACTACAAAAATGTACAAACGAGGCGTTGGAAACTTCTACGTCAGTTAGTTCATGATAACACGTGGCTGTGGATGATGACAGGTACTCCCGCGGCACAGAACCCTACAGACGCATATGGTCTGGCGAAACTTGTTAGCCCAAACAGAGTGCCTAGGTTCTTCGGGGCGTTTAAAGATATGGTTATGATAAAGGTATCACAGTTCACGTGGAAGATACGTCCTAACGCCACAGACATAGTATTCAAAGCATTGCAACCTGCCATACGTTTTACAAAAGACGAGTGCCTAGACTTACCCCCTATGGTATATACCAAAAGACAAGTAGAGCTTACAGCGCAACAAAAGAAATATTACAAAGAACTAAAAACAAAGCTCGTGTTAGACATCACAGGCGAACAGATAACCGCGATAAACGCGGCTGTAACTCTTAATAAGTTACTACAAATATCAGCAGGGGCAATCTACACAGATGAAGGCGAAGTCTTGGAGTTTGATATAAAGAATAGGTATAAAGTACTACGTGAAGTTATTGATGAGTCGAGTCAAAAGGTGCTTGTGTTTGTACCCTTCACACATGTCATAGATATATTAACAGATAAACTACGATCCGAAGGAATAGCTACAGAAGTCATACGTGGAGATGTACCTGCCTACAAACGCACACAGATATTTAAAAGGTTTCAAGAGGAGACTGATCCAACTGTCCTGGTGATACAACCACAAGCAGCATCACATGGTGTCACGTTAACACGAGCGAACACAGTTGTATGGTGGGGGCCAACAAGTTCGTTAGAAACATACGATCAAGCAAACGCTCGTGTGCATAGGTCAGGTCAAACACATAAATGCACTGTCGTGCAACTACAAGGTTCTGATGCAGAAAAGCATGTATACCGATTATTAGATAGAAAAATAAACGTTCACACAAAATTTGTAGAACTTTACAAAGAAGTACTTGACTAACTCATCTTTTGATATTACATGTTATTAGATAATAAGAATAGGAGAGAGATATGGGTGACAAAATAACCCCTGACAAGTTGGCAAAAACGTATTTACGTATACGAGCAGAAAGATCCATGCTGTCAGCCAAGTATAAGGAAGAAGATGGCAACCTTATACGGCAGTTGGATACAATAAAACAGGCAATGCTAGATCATTGTGAAGACCATAATGTAGAAAGCGTGAGAACTTCTGAAGGATTATTCTTTCGTTCGACTAAAAGAAAGTATTGGGTTAGTGAATGGGATGCTATACACAAGCTTATTGTGGAAGAGAATGCACCTCAGTTACTAGACAAACGTATCAATCAGGCGAACATGAGAGAGTTCTTAGAAGAAAATCCTGATCTCAAGCCAGAGGGATTAGAGATTGAGGAAGAAGTAACAATTTCTGTGAGGAAGAAATGAATGAACCTTTTGTACCAATTGAGGACGTAGCTAAACATTTTAGCGTGTCTGTATCAACTGTTCGTGCTTGGGTACGTCAGAATCACATACCTAAAGATACTTATGTAAAAATAGGTAATACTTATAGGTTTCGTGTTGGTGACGTAGCCACCGCATTGACTAAAGTATCTAGTAAACGTAGTGAAGAAACAGTGGGCGAAGACCTACTGAATGAATTAGATGAAGACTTATAATATAGAGAGAAGGAGAGAAAATGGAACAATATATTATAAAAAACGTAGAGGCTTTATGGCCCAAAATAAACAGAACGTATCACTTTGATAGTAACGAGGGGCGGTCTGTTCCATGCGAGCCAAAAGCTCAAAACGCGGAATACTCTATACAATTTCGTATGGACGAACCCACTGCAAAGGGGTTGTTCGTTGCTATGTCGAAGAGTTACCAAGCCAACAAAAAAGATAAGTGGGCTGATAAACTTGAGAGAACCTTTGTCAAAGATGATGATGGTATGTATACACACAAAGCAAACTTAAAGGGTGCATACAAGAACGAAGTTACCAAGAAGCCTTTACAGGTTGACGCAAAGGGTAACTCATTACCTGATGACTTCTTATTGACAACAGGTAGCACAGTTAATGTGGCTGTGCAGTTTGTTCCATATGACATGGGTGGCAAGCAGAATGTTTCACTGCGTCTCAAAGCGGTACAAGTTGTAAAGTATGTGCCTTTAGAGGAGAGAAATCCATTTGAGGCGGTAGACGGATATGTATACAATAGTGACAATCCTTTTACTGAAGACGCGGTGGCAGAACCAAAGAAGGTCGTTAAAAAGCCCTCCCCTCCCACCAAGGATGCTGATGACGACTTGAGTTCTATCGTTGACGATTGGGACGATTAA